GTTCAGGTTGCTGGCGGCAGAATCCATCTCGTCGTCCGTCAACACGTGTACGAGATCAAGGTCTTTGCCGCCAACCCTCATGTATGCGTTGCCGCCATCCACGAAGGTTTCATTGTCGCAGTCACACTGCACGAAGTCATGCTGGTGCACGGACTCCAGCAACATGCCGCACTTGAGACAGATCACACGTCCCATGCTAGTCCCACCTGCTGCGCTGGCGGTCCAGCTTACGATACATGTACATGTCCCACAGGCCGACCAGCAACGTGAGGGGCCATAGGAACACGGGCACGGGATGGTGCCAGTCGCGGGACGTGTACGGAGCCATGCCGAACCGCACTGCCAGAGTGATGCCGATGCACACGTACAACGCGACTGCGAGGACAGCGTAGGTAGCCATCAGTTGTCTCCTTCATGTACGCAACCGTTGCGCGTCCACATTGGAACAGGGTAGTTGGTGATACACACACGCGGCTTGGCCACATCGTACTCGGCAATCACACACACTAGCGCGTGCATGACCCCCGTGTCAACCGTGCGTGCCTCTGCGATGCTACGGGCCGCAGTCAACGAGTGTGCGGACTCCACAACCTGGCCCATGCTTAGCACCAGATACTTGCTGCCACACATACTATGCCTCCTTTCGCGTAAGCTCGATCAGCTTGGTGTGCGAGTTCACACTCACGTCCACGAGATCTTCGGCAGCACCGAGAGCCACGAGCGTGGGCACGTAGTTTCGCTTGTTGTAGCGCACGAACACCGACTCGTCCGTGTGCATGGCAGCAGTGATGGCCTCCGTGATCTGGTCGGCCTTGTATGCGGGCGCGCCCACTAGCCGATCTCCAGCTCACGCTCGTCGTCCTTCGCGGACATCTGGGCGTGCATGAACTGCTGGAACTCGTCGTCGGTCATGGCGTGGATGCGCTTGTTCTCGCGCGCACTCTCGAAGCTGTTCATGGTCAATCCTCTCGTTCGTGCCGCATATGTGTGCTACGGCAGCTCGATGGTCAGAATGCCCTCCGCGGGCTTGCTTGCGCACCGCGTTTGGTTGGTGCCGCCCCGTCGCGGGGTCGGCTCGAAGGTGAGACAATTAAACCATATTCCGGGCCAAATGTCAACAAAAATCTGTAAGTTGTTGCCTGGCAACGGTTTACGGCACCGCTTGCCTCGCACAGTAGGGTATGCATGTCGCGCCCGCATCATGTGCATGCGCCCGCATACGCGTACACACGCACACATGCGTTCACGCATCACTTGTGCAGGCGCGCGCGTGTGCGTTACCTGGGCGCAATGTGTGTGCTATTGCAACATCACCATCATCGGCCAGCCCGCATACGTGTGCGGAACATCATGTCTGCCATTTTGTCAGTACGTGCATGCATACGTGTGACCCCAGTTTGGCGCATCGTTCACTCGTTGTATACGCGGGTGAGCGCGGGCGGGTGCATACTCTCTGCGTCGTGCGCGTATACATGCATACATGCATATGCATACATTCGCATATGTATACAGGATCGGGCGTGTCGGGTATGCTGGTGTGGCAGGCGCGGCAGGCATGTGGGAGCGAATGTGTCTGAATAAGGGAAATCTGCAAATGTGGGATTGCCCCGAATTTCGTGCTTGACTGGCGGCGGTGCGTCTGGTACGATCGTGTCTCGGTCGGGAGCCGCGCGGGCAGACCGGCCGGAACCGAACAGGGAGACTCCCAAATGAGCAAGCACGACGACACCACCACTATCCTCGCCACCCTCGCCGGTCTGGTTAGCAAGCTGGATTCCCGTCTGGAAGCGCTGGAGACCGCCGCCGCCGCCCCGAATGGCAAGGGCAAGGGGCGCAAGGGTAAGACTGCCAAGCGCAAGGTGGACACGCGCACCGCCAACGAGAAAGCGTGTGCCAAGCTGATGAGGCGCATCGCGTGGCACGAGGACCGGATGGCCAGTCTGGGTGACAAGGCGCGACCGGGCCAAGTGAAGTGGAACAACGCCGAAATCGCTCGCCTCACGGCGGAGCTTGAGCGGCTGCGTGCCCACGCCGCCACCGAGGGCGAGACCCTTCCGGCGGACGTTGTGGCCGACCGCACACGCCGCAGCATGGCCCGCAAGGGACGCACCCTGGATGCCACCGTGGAGGGCATCATGGGCGCACACAAGGGCGACACAGTGACCGTGGGAGACGTGCTGTTCACGTGCTCCGGCGGCGGCTGGTTCCGGGACGCCGAGGGCGACAGCATCAGGCGTGGGGATCTGGCCGATCTGCTGGCGTAGGGCACACAAGCATGGGGTGGGATAGCCTGCCCCATGCACACAACACATGACAAAAGGGCAGGCTGTCACACTCGGCAGTCTGCCCCTTCGTGTGTCCAGGCCGGGGGTTGTCAAAAAATTAACAGGGATGGTCCCCCCAGGGGCTCCGCGTAGGCGTAAACCCCCCACCCAATTAACCTGGTACAAAATTTTCCCCATATATTTTGACCTATATTTTACCTATTTTCTCCTTTCCCGCAGAGCTAGTACGGTGATATAGCGGTTACTGGGAGTACTCCGTAGACCCCCGTTCACGTATCTGGGGAAATGCCGTAAAACCTATGATTAAAGGTCTTCAGAGCCATTTAAAGGGGTACTCCAGTTGTCTCCGTACAACTTTTTTGAAAAAAGAGACACTTTTCTTGAAACTTTTTCCTCTATTATACGTAATATATAGTAGAGGGAAGAGAAAAGAAGTACTTGAAAATATTCTCAATAGCAATTTTTCTTCTTGATGCGGGCAGTGTGCCCAGGATTAGCTGACGCCTTAATCTTCTGGCGCCGAAACTGCCCGCTCATCCTCTTCTTTCCTACCCCAGGAGCGTTTCATGGCCCGCAATCGACGTCGCCGTCTGCCGCGCGGCACCCGCCAAGGAAAGCCGCTCACCGATTCCCAGCGTGAAGGCATCATCCAGGTCTACGCAATCACCGGAAACAAGCGAGAAACGGCCCGCCAGCTTGGTGTGGCCGAGTCTACTGTCTACAAAGTGCTGGCCGAGCTCCAGAAGCAGCCATCGGCCCTGCGCAAAGCGCGGGCGCAGGCAACGCAAGAGTTGGCAGGTCGGGCGCACCGCGCAGCGGAAGAGATTCTGGACAGTATTGGGCCCGCAGACTACGAGTCTGGGCGTATCGTGCAGAAAGACGAGGACGGAAACGTCACGAACGTCAAGCTGTGGGGGCCCTCCCTTCTCCAGAAGGTGACTGCGGTCGGTATTCTGGCCGACAAGACGCAAACTCTCCACAATCTCCAGGAACAGCTCCAGAATTCGACCGGTTCCGTCGACTCCATGCCCCTGCCCGCCGATTTGGACGCCGCGGTGCGACAGATCGCCAGCAAGGTGAAGCGGCTGCGCATCATGGACGTGCAGTTCGAGGACAAGCAACCTGAAACTCTGACCCAAGTACTCCAGGATGAGGCGATTCGGGAGGCGGTGAAGGAAGCGCCCGAGCCAGAGCCTGAGATCCCGGCGGAGTACACGGTCATCGACGACTTCGACGAGGTGTAGTGTGGCCAACATTGCAGAAATGATTGACCAGCCGACGCCGGACCTGACCTACGAGCAGGCACTCGGGATTCTGGAGGAGCTGGAGCGCATCGAGACGGTCTACGAGACCGCCAAGATCGTGACCTACCGGCCACTGCCCCGCATGGATGGCCAGGACTTCCACGCTGACGGAGGCAAGTATGATATTCGACTGGTGCTGGGGTCTAACCGTTCTGGCAAAACTGTGGCGGGGGTGTGTGAGGCTATTGCACACTCTCTTGGATATCGCCCTTGGCTTCCTCCTGAGCATCCTGATCATATTGTTCGCCTTTGCGACGGTAATCCTATCCCTGTTCCTAACGTCGGTCGCGTTATAGCCCAGGACTTCGAGCAAGCCATCCGCCAGACTATCTGGCCCAAGTTCGAGGAGTGGGCGCCGAAGCACATGATCAAGGAGATCGTGCGGTCGCCCCGAAAGGTGCCCCAGGTTCTCACGTGGAGCAACGGCAGCAAGATCTACTTCATGTCGAACGACCAGGACGACATGGCGTTTGAGGGCCCGAACGGGCACTGGGTGTGGGCGGACGAGCCCATTGACTATAAGAAGTACGTTGGACTCAAGCGCGGACTCATCGACTTCTCTGGCGAGATGTGGATGACGATGACGCCGCTCACGCAGGCCTGGATCGCAGACGTCGTCATGGGGCGTGCGAACGAGCCGGGTTCGGGTGCCAAGACCTACAAGTTCTCGGTGTGGGATAACTGCACGGAGAACGGCGGGTACCTGTCGCGGGAAGCCATCGAGAGCTTCCTGAGTGATCTGCGCGAGGACGAGCTCGAAGCGCGACTCCACGGTAATTTCCTTCACCTGGCAGGCCGAGTGTACAAGGAATGGCTGCCCGAGCCGCCGTTCTGGATCGATCCCTTCGAGATTCCTCGGAGCTGGCCGCGGGTATGTCTGGCCGACCCCCACACCCGGAAGCCCATCGCCGTCATGTGGTTGGCCATCAGCCCAGACGACCAGGTGTTCATCTACCGCGCACTCTACGACAATCGGCTGCGGACGGTGGCCGAGGTTGCGGAGGTGATGGCCCAGTTCGAGAAGTTCGGCACGGAAGACGCCGAACCGATTGTAATGCGCATCATCGACTGGAGCGCCAACGAGGCCGAGCGCATCGGTGGCCAGACCATCAAGCGCGAGTTTGCCAAGCACGGCTTCTACTTCGCTGACGCGCGCAAGCGCAACGCCGCGGCAGGCTACGACGCCATCCACCAGGCACTGCGGCCCGGCCAGTTCGAGTGGGACGAGCCGACTCTCATCACATTCAACACGTGCTCCCCAGTCAAGCAGAACTTCGAGAACTTCGTGTTCGACGAGTGGGGCAGCAACAAACAGCGCGATCTGATGGGCGAGAAGGACGCTGTGCGCAAGGTGCACGACGACTTCATCGACATGATCCGCTACTACTTCCAGTCTGGCATGAACTACTCGGTCCTGCGCGGCATGTTGCGCCAGCAGCAGCGCGAGGCGCCGGACGACTTCTACATCGGAAAAATTCATCTGCCCGAGCTTGACAGGCTGCGGCGGAACCAGGAGATTGTAAATGGCAGACGTGCTGAAGCAGACTATCGGGGTATCCGTAAAGCTAGACCGAAATGGTAGAACGATGTACGACCAGCGATACACCCCCGCTGAAGCGTCGTTCGCAGAGTCCACGCACCAGCGCATCGTGCTGGCCACCAACATGGCGATGCCGCAGGAAATTGACCTGAGCGGCGTAACGGCGTCTCCCAGCGTGGATGAAGGCACTACGCTGTTCCTGGAGACGGACCGTGCTATCAAGGTGGCAGTCAACAACAACTCGTTCCTGTGGCCGCTGGGCGCCAACGGGGCTCTGCTGCTGACAGGAGCCATATCGCATCTGTACGTGCAGAACGAATCTGTGACGAATCTTGCCACCATCGAGGCTGTAGTAACGGGGTAACGATGATCAAGCTAAGCAAAGAGTTCAAGGAATCGCGCGGCTTGAACCTGGTGCGCATGATCGCCCAGGATGTCCAGGACCGGCAGCCGCGTTTGCGCCAGTTGGAGCTGGCGCGCGCCCTGTTCTACGGCGACAAGGACGATTACGTCACTGAGCCCTGGGAGGGTGCCAGCAACATTCACTTGCCCGTGATCACCGAAAAGGTGGAGGGCATGGTGCCGAAGCTCGTGAACGCGTTCTGGGGCACGGAGCCCATCGTGCACGTGCGGCGCGTCGCGGAAGACTTCATGCCCGAGGAGACGAACCACGCGGAGCTCTACCTCAACTGGGGGCTGGAGTCCGATATCCCAGACCTGTACAACACCACCGAGAACTGGTTCCGCAACACGGCCATCGACGGCGTGTCGACGGTGAAGACTGGTTGGCGCCGCAAGTGGCGCAAGACTGTGGACGTCTTCCCGGTGAAGCGTCTGTGGGACGTTGGCCAGATCGACACCCAGGGCGAAACGGTCGAGGAGCCGCGCGCCAAGTCGCTGATCGACGTGATGGTCGAGATCTTCGGCAAGCCCGATAATCTGACGCGCGCACTGGTGAATTTCGAGGAGACGCAGCCCGCGGGCGAGGGGCTGGACGGAGGGCGCTACGAGGTCGATTTCCTGGACGCGCGTCGCCAGTTGAAGTGCACCGTCAAGATCGAGGACAGCGAGTACGTGGACGAGCTGGTCGTCACGGTGTACCGGCCCAGCCTGGTGCACGACGGCCCGGTTGTCGAGCTCATGGAGTTCGAGGACCTGATCGTGCCGTACCGCACCAAGGATCTCCAGTCGGCAGACCGCGTCGTCCACCAGCACTGGCTCACGATCGCAGAGATCGAGGACCTGGTGGCGGCGGGCGAGTGGGATCTGGACGACGAGGACCTGGAGTTTCTGCGGAAGCGCCGCGGAGTGCGCCAGGAAGAGGACGAGAACAACGACAGTCTGCGGCGCCAGAAGGACAACGTGACCGGTGATGGTACGCGGGATGTTCGCGACACCACCATCAGCCTGCCGACCGGCTACCGCACATACGACAAGAACAAGATCCTGGTGTACGAAGTGTACCTGGAGGACGACGTTGATGGGGACGGCGAAGCCTGCCCCGTGATCTATCAGATTCCGTACGATCTCAAGAAGATCGCCAGCGCTGTGTACCTGGACGAGGTGTCGCCCAGCGGCAAGCGTCCGTTCGTGTCGCTCAAGTACCTGCCTATCTCGGATCGGTGGTACGCCCAGGGCATGACGGATCTGCTGATCGACATTAACCTCGAAGTCGACCACGTCCTGAACAGCGTGAACAACGCCCAGGAGCTCATCAATAACCCATTCTTCTTCTACGTGCCCGCGGCCACGGCGGTCGATCCCCAGATTCTTACTGGGGTGCAGCCCGGCCAGGGCATCCCGATTCAGGACCCGAACGGCATCGTGTTCCCGCGGTTTGCCCAGGAACCCCTGGCGAACCTGAGTGCCATGGACTCCCTACTCCTGTTCGCGGACAGGCTGACGGTGAGCCCCATGAGCATGGGTAGCCCGCAAGTTCGCAATGCTCCCCGCACCGCGCGGGGGACGCTGGCCCTGCTATCCGAAGGCAACGTGCGCACCGACGTACTCGTAACCCGGTTCCAGAAGACGGGTTGGTCGGAGCTCATGGCCCAGATCATGGGACTCTACCAGCGGTGGACGCCCGACGAGAAGTGGTATTACGTCACTGGCCAGCAGCAGCCGCGGCGCGTGCGCCCGGCCGACATCCGCGGTCGATTCGAGTACAGCTTCACCGGCAACACAGTGAACACCAACCGCGAGGTGCTCCGCACGCTGGCGCAGGTTCGCTACAACACCATCATGACGCACCCCGACATGGCCCAGGATCCGTTCGCGCGCCGCGAGGCGCTGCGCGACTTCCTGCGGCACTGGAGTGAGGGCGTGGATATCGACCGACTCATTCCGTCGATGCCCGGCACGGGTGCGTACCAGCATCCGCCCATGACGCAGAAAAACGAGAACCAGGCCCTGGTTATGGGGTTCCCCGTAGACATCCTGCCGACCGACAACCACGCTGAGCACTTGCAGGTGATGGACGAGTTTGAGAAGTCCCCCGCCTTCGAGAGCATGACGCCCGAGGCTGCGGCCGGGTACGCGCACCACAAGCGTGCGCACCTCCAGGCTTTGCAGTCGCAGATGACGCAGCAGACCATGGTGGTCGGACCTGGCCAGGGGAACAACGTGCCGCAGGGCATGACCCAGGCTGGCGGCAACGATATGAACGCACTCGAAGGGGGCGTACAGTAATGGCCCGAACACCCGGCAAAAAGGGAAACCAGTACCGCAAGACGAAGCCAAGCTCACAGCCGTTCGGCGGAACGATTCGTGGGCGCTACGGCGTAAAGAAGAAGTCCGCCAAAAAGCGAACTCAGCGTGCGTCCTTTAACGGGCGCGGGCATAAGTTCGAGAAGTAACTCCAATCACCTTCTTCGAGTCTCGCAAGACCGATGCGTTATTCGGAGCGGAGGAGGTCTCCATGTCTGACCGACTGGACAATGCACTCAGCAGCGTAACGCCGGACTCGCTGCCCGGCGACCCCAACGACAACGACGCCAACCTGGACGCCAGCCCCGATCCCGGTCCCGTTCCGGGTGATCAAAACGGTGAGGGCGACGGCGCGGGCGAGGGTGGTCGTACTGTCGACAACGTTCGTGGTGAGCTTACGCGGAAGCTGGAGGCGCAGCGGAACTACTTCACGGGACAGCTAGAGGCTGTGTCGTCGAAGATTGATCAGTTGCTGTCCCAGACCGCCACGGCCCCCGCGCAGCCGTCAAACCCCAACTCTCTGGACGACCTTTCTGTTGATCAGTTGCGGCAGTACCGCGACCAGGTGCCCGAGGACCAGCGTGCTGCGTTCGACGAGTATCTGGTGGAGCGACGTATTGCCGAGAAGGTGGACGAGAAGATCAGTACCGTCCGTCACCAGCAGAGTTTCGCGGAACAAGAGCAGGAAGCCAACCGCGAGGCGATGAGTCGCTGGCCCGATTTGCGCGATCGGTCCTCGACCCTCTACGCCCAGACCAACAAGATCCTTGCGCAGCTCGGCAATAACGCCGACAGTGATCCGCGCGCGGTGCTGAACGCGGCCAACGAGGCTGCACTCCAGCTTGGGCTCACGCCCGCCGCTGCTGGATCCAACCGGCGTATGACCGGCATCCGGCCGACTGCCCCTGGCGGCAGCCGCGCCCCGTCTCCGGCCCCCGAAACAGACGTTGATCGAGCGCAACTGGACGCTGTCGCCCAGTCTCTCGGCGGCGCCTTCAAGGGCGGCAAGATCAGTGACGAGATGATGCAGCGCATTGTCGAGCGCACTGCGGAGTATCGTGAGCACAAGGACAAGTTTGTCAAGTAGAGGAGTGACGCATGTCTGACACTAATCCCACCAAGGCTGAAATCCAGGAGCAAAAGGCGCTACTGGAGCAGGAAAACACTGAGCTCAAGCAGCAGATTGCGGACGGCGTTGAGGAGCGCTCCAATCTGTTGGACGCTTTGTCCTCGCTCAGTGACCGAGTCGACCAGCTTGCAGGGGCCGCTGCGGCCCAGCGCGATGCGGGTAATCCGTACGATCCCGAACCCGAGCTTGCGTACGACCCGTATGACGAACAGAATCCTCACGCGATCCTTTCCCATCCCGAAGGTTGGGTACTGTCCTGGAAGAACCCCGACTACCGAGCCCATCGTGGCTGGCGCGGTTGGGTGCCTGTTGAATACGACGACGAGATCGGCCAGAACCTTACGAAGTATCTGAACGATCCCCCGGCGCGTATGGAGGGCATGGCTAACGTGGACAACTACGTGCGGCGCGGAACCGACTCTATCCTGTGCAAGCTTCCCAAAGACATTTGGGACGCCCGCCAGGCTAAGCGGTCGCGCGACGCCGAGTTCCGGTTCCAGCAGAGCCAAGCCGCAAAGCAGCAGCGCACCAAGCACTACCAGACGTATGGCGAGGGTGCAGTCCCGCGGTCCTCAGGCGAGACCCCACTACGTTCGAGCGGCGACCCCGCTCCCATGGTCCAGACGGATATGTTCCGTCGAGAATAGGAGACCACACACATGGCCAACATTGATGCCCAACTGGGGCTCCGACCGGTGCGGTCCAAGTACGGCACCGCCCCCCAGATTTCGTCCTACACGCGCAGTTCTACTGGCGTGATCTATGAGGGCGCCCTGCTCTACCTGGCCGAGGCCGGTCCTGCTGTTTATAACGGCACCACCGCGGCCCAGGAGACCAGCATTGTCGGCGTCGTTGCGCACCCAGTGGGCGCCAGCGAAACCGAGATGAAGATCTACGACGATCCGAACCAGTTGTTCGAGATCCAGGCCGATGGCAACGCCATCACCACCACGGCCAACGCGCTTCTGGCGCAGGGCCGTTACTGCAATCTGGTGTCTCACACCTCTGGCAACTCCCTGACGGGCCAGTCCAAGGTGGAGCTCGACACCAGCGAGGTCACCAGTGTTCGCGCCGCGCATGACGTGGTGCAGCTTGTTGCCCTTAGCAGCGACTCTAAGAATGATGTCACCGCTGCTAACGAGAAGTGGATCGTGAAGATTTGTGACGCGGTCCATCTGTACACTAGCGGTCGGACGATCGTTACCTAAACTGGAGGTGTAGAAAATGGCTAGTGCTGGATCCGTTATGCTTCGCCAGAGGTACACCGATCAGTTTGTGAATCGGCTGGCCTTCCTGGACGAGCTCATGTTCGAGCGCTTCGACGCGCCGAGCCTGACCTATCCCATGTCCTTCAACGTCCGTGACTCGCAGCGCGCCTACGAGGAGATTACCGGCCTGACTGGCTTCGGTACTTTCCCGCAGAAGCCCGAGGGTCAGGGCATCGAGTATGACACCCTGCTCCAGGGTTACGACAAGCGGTTCACTCATCTGACCTTCGCCAAGGGCTTCCAGATCTCCTTCGAGACCATGGACGACGACCTTGACGGTGCGCTCAGTAACGCTGGCCCTGCGCTGGCGCGGGCCGCTCGTGTTAGCATCGAGCAGTTCATCTGGAACATTATCAACAACGGGTTCTCTGGGACCACCACCCCCGACGGCGTGAGTCTGTTCAACAACAGTCACCCCCTCGTCGGCGGCGGCACCTACGACAACCTCATCAGCGGCGACCTGTCCCAGGCCAACCTGGAGACCGCGGTCAACCTGATGGACAAGATGGTCGACGACCGTTCTCTGCCCATCGAGATGAGCGCGCACAATCTGCTGATTCCTGTGGACCTCAAGTGGCTGGCCTATGAGATCCTGCACAGCGAGTTGCGGCACAACACTGCCAACAACGCTGTGAACGCTCTCAACCAGCATCCCATGCAGATCCTCCAGTCCAAGTACCTGACCGGTGACGACGACTGGTTCCTGCACGGTCCCCCGGAGGAGACTCGGGTTCTGGTGTACTGGCGCATGGAGCCCTACACCGACCACACCCTGGACTTCGATACTGGTAACTGGAAGAGCAAGCTTACCTATCGTCTGTCTGCTGGCGCTGCTGACTGGCGCGGTTGGATCGGAGGCCAAGGCGCATAACCCAAGGAGGCCATCATGGGCAAGCTTACTTCCTACTACGACCGCGAGAGCGGACAGGCCGGGCCGGTTGACGGCGCGATTGTCCCTATCGTGATTCCGATTGACCTGGCTGCCAGCTCGGGCACGTTCACCTACACGGTGGACCTGCCTACTGGCATGTCGGTCGAACTTACCGATGCTACGTTCCGGGCAGCTGGCATCACTGCCACGCCGGAAATCACCATCGGAGACACTGCTGCTGGCACCCAGGTCGTTGCGTCGGTTACGGCCACCACGAACCTGGGCGCGTTGACGATCAAGGACGGCACCATCGATGCTGGTGGGCTGATCTCTATCGTCGTGGCTGCCACTGCGAGTGATGTTGTGACCAACGGCGTACTGTCCCTTGTGGGCTACGTGGCCGCGGCTCCCAGCAGCATTCCCGAGCGGTAGCAAATACGGGGGCCCTTCGGGGCCCCCCTTACATTCCTGGGAGGGAATCATGGCTCAGACTATCAATACCAACGACAACGTGCTGGATGGCCAGGCTGACATCCAGGTAGCGCGACGCACCGCCGTGAAGCTGGCGGACAAGCCTCGAATTTATGTGGCCATTCCGATCGGCGCCAAGCCGGTCACGAGTGTGCTGCCGTGCCCGTCGTGTGAGCAAACTTTCAATGTAGCAGACGGCTTTCGGGCCCCCTTCATGGTGCCGGTTCAGTTTATGCTCCAGCATATGAACTGGGTACCGCCGCTCAACGTAAGTATGGCCTACGGCGTGAAGACAGGAGTGCGCTCCCCCATCGCAAGGCAGATGCTCACGATGGAAGCCATTCGCCAGGGTGCCGAATACATCTTCTACGTTGACGACGATACGCTGATCCCGCCCCTGGGCCTGTACACGCTGTACAACTTCATGGAGCAGAATCCGCACGCGGGCGCGGTCAGCGGCGTGTACACCACGCGCGAAGACCCCAACGAGCCGCTCATCTACAAGGAGCACGGGCAGGGATGTTCGTGGGACTTCGAGATGGGCGAGGGCGCCAACCCAGAGCTGATCTTCGGCGCTGGTGCTGGCTGTCTGCTGGCGCGTGTGAGTGCGATCAAGACGTGGATGGAGCAGAACCCCGAGACCCCCATCTGGGCCGACGCCAAGGACCTGCCGACTGAAAAGGGCGAGGGCGGCGTCATGTGGGGCCACGACATCCGGTTCTGCCGCGAACTCAACAAGGCCGGGTTCCCAGTGTACGTGGACGGCCGCGTGATGTGTGGCCATTTCGACATCCGCACCGGTCGAGTGTTCGAGGTGCCCAATGACGCGCCGGGCTACGAGAAGACCAAGGCCCGTCTTGGTAACATCAACACCCCACAGTACTGGGACCAGGTGTACGGGCAGGAAGGCGCCGACTCTTGGCGCAAGTACCCGGAGATGTTCCAGAAGATCGCTGACAACGTGGAGCGCGGCGCGACTGTCGTCGAGCTCGGCTGCGGTGTCGGTATTCTGGGCAGCAAGTTGACCGCTGAGAACAAGGTGTCGTGGGTCGGCTACGATCTGTCCCCGACCGCGGTCGAGATGTGCAAGGCGCGCTTCCTCCAGGCCAACGTGCTGGACCTGCGCGAATTCACGTCGGATCGCATCGGCCAGGACGAGACTGTGGTCATGTCCGAGACTCTGGAGCACCTGGACCACCAGCTCGGTGTTAAGCTCCTGACCTTAATTCGTGAAAGTTCAGCCCAGAAGCTAATCATCACGACCCCAAACAACTGTATGGGACCCGAAGAGGTACCCGAGCACACGGCCCTGTTCAACGAAGAGCTCGTCCGCAAAATGCTGGCGATGGCTGGTTACTCGGAACGCGAGTGGGCTATCAACGTTGAACCGGCCGACAAGCACCACCTTATTGCGGTGGCAGAGAGGATCTAGAGATGATCTATTGGGTAGCGGACACTGGAAACGATGCTAACGACGGATCGTCGTATGCACAGGCTAAGGCTACCCTGTCTGCGGGTGTCGCTCTGCTGAGTCAGGGCGACACTCTCAACGTCGTAGGCTCCATCACCAATGCGGCTGGCATGGCTGCTACCATTAATGGCAGCACACTGCGCGGCACAAGTTACAGCGACCCGGCCTGTATTATCCAGGCCACAGACGCCAGCGGAAACCCTGCCAAGGCGACGCTGGTGACAACGGCGTCGTACTACACGTTCTTCTACACCAGCAACCGTCCGAACTACCTCATCATTCGGGGATTCGAGTTCGATTGCAATACGCTTCCGAATATTGCGCACCCCGATATGATTCGCTGCGCGAACGCGGGGCGCCACCCAATTCGCGTCGAGTACTGTTCAATCAAGCGCAGCAGCGCACCCGTCGTCAGCCGGTATCCAGTTTTGCTGGAAGCCACCGGTGCATACAGCGGATCGCAAGAGGTTGAGCCTGCGATCGCGGAGTGCCGCTATTGCTACCTGGAATACGGAGTAATTCGCGGCGATAACGGCTATATTGTCCATGCCGACTACTGTATCTTCTATGGCCTGCCCAACGCTGCCTACTCGCAGAGCGACCCAGTAGTTGACCAGGACTCGAACACATCAACCCGTGGACCGTCAATTCGTGTTACAAACTGCACGTACGACTACCGCCACGTCGGCGCCTCCCCGCCGCGCCAGAACACGTTTTTTGAGGACTACAACGGCGTAAACACGCCAAATGACGAGCGACAATTTCACAGCAATCTGATCTGTTTCTCGGCCAGTAGCAGCATCGTCGAGGTGGAGCAGAACCTGCGCTTCGGCGTCATCAGCATCCCGGCCTCGATTACCAACCAGACATATTCTGGCACGATCGGATACAACTACTTTGTGTTTAACGCGTCGTTCGCGTCATGCCTGACCGGAACGACCGCTGCCATTTACGACGGGTACTATAGCCCAGACTGGCCAAGCGACACGGACGGAAGCACGACGCTGCACGGAACCGATGCCATCACGCGCGCCGGTACTGTCGCAGACATCATCAACGGCACGGCGGCGTGGACCTGGGCAAACATCAACTCGTCCGGGTACAGCATCGACCTGCCGAAGGACTATCGCATTGCTGACACTGCGGCCATGACAATGGCGCAGGACGGCGGCGCAGTCGGCGCGGTGCAGCAGGTAGTGAACTTTCCGCCAGTCGTGACGCCGCTGACGTTCAGCGCCACGGCAGGCATCACCGAATCAGTTACGGCAGGTGACGGCCTCAATAGTGGGGCCTCGGATCCTAACCTCGACACTCTCACGTTTACGGTTGTGTCAGACGTGGCGCACGGCACGCTCACGCTGAACACCACCAGCGGCGCGTTTGAGTACACCGCAGATGCCTCGTATTCTGGCACGGACCTGTTCACGTTCCGAGCCTACGACGGCATCACGTACTCGAACGTGAGCACCGTCACGATCGACGTCGCAGCGTATCCTGTGATCCCGCCGGGGCCAGACCCGGAGACCCCGATCGAGAACATCGTGGACTCGGCGCCATTCTTCCGGCCAGTGCTGGAGTTGGACGCCACGATCAAGTATCAAAGCACGCGCAATCGGCGCGACAAGCAGGACCTGCGGCGGTACGACGAGAACGTACTGTGGGAGGAGTCGGTCCACCGGTACTTCAATCTGGCCACTAACACAACCAAGCAGATCACGCTTGGCGGCGTGGCCAGTGCAGGCTACCTAATGGTTGAGACAGACCAGGACATCCAGGTGTCCGTCAACAGCGACACGAACTTCGTCCCAGTGTCGGGCGTGCTCGGCATCTTGAACACCGCTGTCACTTCGCTGCACGTGAAGAATGAGAGCACCATCAACACCGCGCGAGTCGTTATTCTCGCCGCAGACTAGGAGAACACAATGTCGTACCCTTATCCGCATCGAAATCGCCCGCAGGGGGATCCGGTTGAGATCCACAAGTTGGGCGAGGATGCTGGCGGCGGAACCGCTTTTACTGCGGCGCTGACTACCACCGGCGTCGTGCAGACGATCAACCTGCCGTATAACGCTTGGCGATGTGGCGGCGCTTTCTGGGCTACCAACAACGATGCCGCGCTAACTATCAAGGTGCGTCCTTGGGTTGACCACGCGCATACGGTTCTTGGCAATGCGCTGGCTATGACTGAGCCCGGTTCGGCTGCTGCGGTTACTGGGCTGTCGATTGCTGCACAGACGGAAACCGCCGGTGTAGTGTTCGAGGTCATCTCGGCGACTGGTGCGCTGGCCTATTTGCAGCCAGGGCATAACATCTTCGTGCACGGACTCCAGGTCGCCGTAACGGCGGTCACTGCCCTCACCAACACTGATGGCACTTACGATTGGGAATTTGTCGCAGTGCCGGAGGTCTAATATGATTACCGGATTGGAACTCATCAATGAGGTGGAGGACCGCCTAGGTTGGCGTCAAACCAGTTCGCTGGACGACGATCTGCGGCCAGATTCGCGCAAGATGCTGCGACTGCTGAACCGCGTACTCAAGTCCATCCAGCGGCTGGACGACTGGCCGCTGCTGCGTGTGGATGCCGAGCTGACCACTGTTGCCACAATCTCGGCCCAGGACTATCTGGCGCTGGAGAACGGCAGCACGACCTTTGCGGCGGGTGCGTCCACCGACGACACGCTACAGTTCACCGATGAGATGGTGGGCCGCGGCGTCCAGATCGGCGCCGAAAGCACCGTCTACCGCATCGTGTCCGTCGAATCGCCAACCTCCTGCACGCTGAATAAGGCGTGGATCGGGGATGACATCGACGATGTGCTGACCGACTACACCATCGGCCAGGACCAGTACGCGCTGCCCTCAGACTTCGACCGCCCGGCGGGTGGCTGGGATAACTTCCTGGACGCGCACGGCATGGCGCCCATTGGGCCCGACGACTTCAAGAAGATTCGCATGCGCCGCGGCGGCAGCATGCTGGTCCAGAATCCCGAGGTGTTCACCATCTACGGGCTGACCCAGTTCAACTACCAGCAGGTTTTGCACGTTGATCCGTGGCCGTATGAAGTGCAGATCCTGAGCTACGCATACTACCGAAACCACCCAGAGATCGACTCTGATAACGACCGCATTCTGCTGCCCGCCACGAAGCTGGACGCGGTGATCGAGGGCATGCTGTACCTGGCCACGCGGGACTACACCGACGACGCCAAGGTGCAGATTGTCATGGCCGACTTCATGCGGTCTCTCAACAGTGCTGGCGGATCACCGGGCGAGACAGAGCAGCGCATGCAGTTGTCGCCCAACATGCGTCACAAATTCCAGCGTCGCAGCCAGTGGGGGCGGGGCATGCGCGTAAACTGGGGTTCGCTGTTTGACCGATCTAACCGAGTAGGATTTCCCTAATGCCTGTTATGAGACAAGTCATTCGGGTCAACCCCGCGCGCACGGGACTGGCCACTGCCGGAAAGCAGGGAGTAATCGACGAAACCCAGCTCTGGCAGGCAAAGAACATCAGCGTCGACCTGGACGGCGGTCTCATGAAGCGGCCTGGCATCGAACAGACCGGGCAGGCGCTCAAGTATCCGGCTGGGGACGTAACGTTCAACAGCTTGCTGCACGATCTGGTGGCGTGGGTGTCCTACGCCTCCAGCGGCTACGTGTCGGCAACGGCTACCAGCGGCGTCTGGCGCACAGTCATCGAGCCCAATTCGGGCGCAGCCGAGACTGCGACCTACGGAGCTGTGGCCGGAGAGAGTGCGTCGGAGGAGTTCGGCGTCCGGTGGGTGCACCGTCTTGCGGACATGCAGGACGGGCAGTGGTACGAAGTGAAGGCGCGTGCGCGCACGTCTGACTCGTACTACGGGATTCGGGTATACGACACCGGAATTTACGCCTATACCGGCTCGTGGGCCCAGGTCTACGCGTTCGACTTCCAGGGCAAGGGACCACAGTCTCTCGAAATGCGTTGGGACGGAACGGACCTTACAGTCTATCTGGCCGACGCGCTGGTCTACACGCAGACCGGGCCCAGCGCCATCACCGAAGTTAGTGGCGACACCAACATCGAATTTACGTTCGAGGCCAACTACGCCAAGCTGTCAGTGCTATACCTGCATGACATTCAGATGGGCACCGGCACTTCGCCGTTTGGCTACAGCAAGTTGGTAGACGGCATAGACTACGAGCTGGTGTCTGATGACAACGTTCTGCGTCGGCGGCTGGTCGCTGCCACGAGCAGGCGGCTATACGTAGACTACGATCTGCGAGGCATCTGGGTTCCAGTGATGGAGCTGGATGGTGACTCGCTGCACCTAACAAAATTTGGCGACCAGCTAATCATTTTCGACAGCGGCAAGGTGTACTCCTGGGCAACCAGCGGAGAACCTGAGCTGCTGGATGACGCGCCGCAGGTGCGGTTTGGTGGGGAGTACAAAAAGCGCCTGTTCGCCAGTGGTGACCGGCGCCACCCGCGCCGCGTGTATTTCACTGCGGCCAACCAGCCCAACGTCTGGTTCAGCACTGAGGACGACGCCAGCGGCGAGGAGACGATCGACGAGGTTCTGGACGCGGGCTTCATCAATGCGCCCGGCCAGGACGGCGGCGTTGTCACGGCGGTGTGGGGCGACTTCTACGGCACCTGCATCTTCACGACGGCTACCGGAATCGGACGCGTTAGCGGGTCTAGTCCGTTGTCGTTCAGCGTTGAACACGTGTCTGCCAGTGACGGAGCGGCCGGTCCGCGCTGCATGGCAAGAGTTGGAAATGATTTGTGGATCCTGGGGCAGCGCGGCGTCACGACGCTGCGTACGGTCATCGAGTACGGTGACCTGCAAACTTCTAACCCCAGTGCCACCATCGCTGACATGTGGACGCCGTTCCCGAACAGCACCATCCGAGTTGACTTGAAGCGCCTGTCTGGCGCCAAGATGGCCTGGAGCCCAACCGAGGGCCTGGTGTACATGTGCTTCCGCCCAGTTGGTCGCACGGATAACGACACCATCTACGTCTACTCGATGCTGAATAATGCGTGGTATGGGCCTTGGACCAGCGATAGTACGTTTGTACAAAGCGTTGTCATCGACACGCCGACCGCGTATACCACAATGCATGGCACCGCAGACGGCAAGGTTGGGCTGGCCAGCCAGTATAAGAAGAGTGACTACGGCGTGGCGTACACTGCCACCATCGAGTCCGCTCTGCTGTCTGGACGTTCACTGGATCCGGGCCTCACGTCCAGGCCAAAGAGGTGGCGAGAGCTGCTTGTCTTCCTGGCGCCCAAGGGAAACTGGGATCTAGACATTCGCTGGACGGTTGACCAAGAGGACCGCGAGACAACTACCGAATCCCAGAACCAGTACAATCTGCCAGTTCTCGGTGACGACTTCCGGCTTACCACTAAGGACGGCAAGCTGGCCTCTCGCCAGTTAATCAACCACATCGCTGTCAAGCTGGACATGCGCGGCCACTTCTTCAAGTTCGACTTGAGTACGGCTGACGACTACATCAACGAAGATTTCGTGCTGCACGGCTTCGATGTCGAGTTCATGATTGATTCGGATGAGGAGAACGAATAATGGCTATCACCTTTCCGACGTTTGAGGATACCGAAATCCTAACTGCGGAGAAGTTGAACGCCTGGGTCGCCAGTCTGCAAGACAAGTTCGACTCGGGATTCGGCAGCACGGATATCAACTGGCCGCTGGTGGCCGAAGACAACCTGGTGATGGGAACCGGTGCGTCTGGCTTTGAAATTACCGGCGGCACCAAAATTCTGAAACTTGTTAACGCCGCGGCGTACGATACGCTGGCGGCGGCTGTTGCGGCGGCTGGGACCAGTGGTTGTGTGTTCGTCCCTCCCAACACCACAATCACCACTGACGGTGTGACGCTCGGAGCGGGCGTATCCATCATCGGTGCCGGTCCCAGCTCCGTAATCCGCGCCAACGCGGGCGCTAGTTACGTGGTGCGAACCACAGACGGCGGCACCAGCGCGGTGGCGAACCTGGTCATCGACGGCAACGACGGCACCGCTACTGCGGCCGGGCTGTTGCTCGTCGGCCAGTTGAACAGTTTTGTGCACAACGTGCGCTTTTACCGTTGCGGCCTGAATGCGGTGAAGCTATCCGAGCTGTGTGATATGGTAACCATCAACGGTTGCCTGTTCGACGGCGGATCCGACGACCACATCGTTGGCGACAACTTGTCGGGTCTGACCATCACCGGTTGCGTGTCCGAAGACGCCAGCGGCAAGGCCATTAACCTGACGGCTGCCAGTGCTGGATCGGCAATCCGCGGCGTGACCATCAGCGGCAACTCATTCCGTGGCCAGTCTGAGGAAGCTATTTTGGTGGCCGGTAACGGCGGGTACAGCGCTAACTTCGAGAACATCGTGGTTACTGGCAACGCCGTGGATGGGGCCAGCGCCGCAAGTAATGGCGCAATCGTGGTTGGAACTGCGGCCGGTCCGATGCAGGACGTGATCATCACGGGCAACCAGCTATCGAATGCTGGGCACGACGGCATCCAGTTCTACGCGCAGCGCGCGCACGTGCAGGGAAACAACGCGCAGGATGTTGGGCGGCACGGCTGCAACTGCACCAGCTCGGCGTACGCTACAGTGGAAGGCAACAACTTCCAGGGCGCCACGCAGATCGGCATTGCGGCCACGAACGCTGGCACCGATGTGGCGCTGCTTGCCAACAACGTGCTTAACTGCAATACGGCAATCACGTTTCCGCCAGACGGATATCACCGCGCCAATGAGGGTGCGTTCGGCGCTGGGGACGTTCTGTACGCCAGCTCCGGCACGGTAACGATTCCGGCTAACTGCCTGAGCGTCGGTGACACTGTAGACGTCAAAGTGTTGGCTACTGTTACCGCGGGCGCAGGCGACACGTTCTTGGTGCGAATTGCTGGTGACACGGTTGGCAGTATTGCCGTAGACGGATCAGATCCAGGTGAAATCTGGGTCAATGTCAGCGGCATCGTCACTGGCAGCACCACAATGAGTTGTGTGGCGCAGGCCATTTCCGAGTCTGGTTCCGACAGCATCGGTGGCTCTTACACAACCGCCAGCATAACAAGAACCGCCGCCATCACTATCGATACCTCCAACAGCGGGGCCAGTATTACAAAGCGCGGCATGTTTGTCCGCCTGGGTCGCGGCGATATTCAGTAGGAGAGAGCATGAAGCGCCTCTTTGCCACAGACGACATCAACCTCCAGGGTCACCACATTGTGGACTGGCGTTGGCTGGAAGATCTGCCCGTTACCGGTGCGTCTGATGGCCAGGTCATCGCGTATATAGACGGCAAGGTGCAGTGGGCTACGGTGTCCGGTACTGGCACCGTGGCCGTGACGTGGGGCGATATTGCCGACAAGCCTGCGGTGTTTGCGCCAGACACGCACACACATACTCTAGCTGAAATCACCGACTATGTGGCGCCCGATGTGGGCGTCACAACCGTCACTGCTGGGACCGGCATCAACCTGAGCACCAGCACCGGTGCAGTGACTGTGACCTGCGACTTGACGTGGAGCGAACTGGCGGACAAGCCGGTTGAGTTCCCTCCCGCAGACCACACGCACAGCATCACCGACCTGACAGACTACAATGCCATCACGGCGCTTAACGCCGGTACCAATATCGAAGTCAATGGCGCCACCATCAGCGTAGTTGCCACGCCAACGTTTTCTGATATTAATGTTGATAGCATCAGCGCCAGTGGAAACCTGATCATCGACGGCAATATTGATATCGGTGGCGACATCGGGTTCTCGGTTGGCGGTGCTATCACCGGAGCCACCACCATTACTGGTGACAAGCTGGTGTCGACTGCGGATATTAGCGCGGTAGACGATGTTACGGCCAACAACGCCGCATACTTCATGGGCGGTGACCGTCGCGGCTATGGGGTCCAGGCAGATGCGTTCGGTGGAGCATGGGCAAGAGGCCTGTACTTCTACAATGGTGGCACAATCCTTGGTGCGCACTACGGCTATGGCACTGCTGCGGGCGTGCTCACTCGTATGGGTATCGCGCCAGAATTTAACAGCGCGACCGGGCTGCACGTCGACGTTATCAACAACCGTGTTGGTATCGGCGTAGCCACGCCCAGCCGAACGCTAGACGTGAACGGTACGGCACTGGTGCAGGGCAATGTGCAGATCGACGGCTTCGTCGCTGTCAACTACTCGGGCCCTGACTCTGATGGCGTAATCTACTTCTACGAAGACGGCAGCACATCTGGCGCCGAGATCCGCTTCGATGATAGCGCCGACGAGTTTGCTATCGACCACCGATTGCGTGCTAGTGTTGGCACTGACAACTTGGCGCTTGCACTTGTCAGTACGGACGTCAATGTCCAGGTTCAGATGGTGGACTCTGGAGGATATGCCAATATCACCCAGAGTTCGGGCGACCTCTTCCTGCAACCGGGCGGCGCAGCCGCATTTGGTGCATTCGGCAGCGGCAATACGCGCTCATACGGACAGCACACCGTAGATTCTACGCTGGTGGCAGACACCGGTGAGTTCTCTGGGGCGCTGTCTGTAGACACCGGCACGGAAGTTGGCGCACGCATTGCAGAGTTTCTGACAGACAACCAAGACGGCACAATTCGCATCGGCCAGTCTGGCCAGGAGAACTACGGGTTCTACTGGAAATACATGGGCACCGGTAGCGGCAACAACAATTCTCTAGAATTCTATTCAGAGAACGAGACCGGCGCTGACATCAAAATCTGGGATGTCCTGCAAGACGGCATCATGAACTGGTACACCGATCAGGTTATCAGTGGAAGTGTGTCCGTGACGGGAGAGATCGCAGACGGCCTGGTTGCTGACCAAGGCTCTGACACATCGTCTACCACTACAGCGCTGGCCGATACGTCGGTGTCCGTACCAGTTGAGGCCAACGCACGATACATGGTTGACATGCTGTTGGTGGCGGGTGGAACCAACACGCTGGCGCCTCCGGCCCAGCTCATGTGGAGTGTCCCAACGGGTACTGCGTTCTTGTGGCACGAGGGACTCCAGGATGCTGGACAGACTCCGCGCACCGCAGCCAGCAAAGCCATCATAGAAACTAATGGCGGCACTGACGTGCTGCATCGGGTGGCAGGTATTCTGACTACAGCGTCCACCGCAGGAAATCTCACAGCGCGCTGGGCGCAAAACGTTGCCAGCGCACATGCCGTCATTCTTCGGGAGGAAACTTCCATCTCGTTGAGGCGAATCGACTAGGAGACATCATGGGTGACCAGCAAGTTACATCTACCAACCAAGTTGGGCCGCAGGGGCAGGAAGCACGCGATATTCTGCCGATGCTCCAGCAACTTGCGCAGCAGGCTGGCGTGGAGCTTGGCGATCTGAGCGATCTGGCCAGCGGTAATCTGCGCGCCACCGCGTCTGATCGCAACCTGGTTACAGAATCTGCCAATCTGGCAGCCGATGTGGCGCGCCGCAATGCCGAGCGCGACTACCGCATGGTGCGCGGTCAGACCGAAGACGCCATACTTGGCCGTGGTCTGGACGAGAGCACGGTGGGCGCCATCTTGGATGCCATCCAGGGCGGACAATACCAGACGCAACTAGCTAATATCGGTAGCCAGCAGCAGGGCCAGGTGGCGCAGGGTCTGATGACTATGCCGCTGCAACGCGCCGACGCGCAGATCAGCGCCAATCAGGCAATTCTCCAGCGCATCTTGGGCGCGTCCCAGGGCGTGCTTGGGTACGACATCCAGCAGCGTCTGGGCAACCAGGCCACTACGGAAACTCGTCCGTTTGACTGGGCTGCTATGGGACAAACTATTGGGCAAGGTGCCGCCGCTGTTGGCGGTGCGAGTTAATGGGGAGGGCAGCACATGGCTGAAACTAGACTAGACCGCGCTGCCGCACAGGAGCAGCAGTCTGATATCCTGGCCCGACGTACCGAAGGTGCTACTGGCGAGGGCCGAGACGTGCTGGACTACCTGCTGGCCAAGCAGCAAGAGGCAGAGGCGGCGCGTGGCCAGCGTGCCAGCTTCGGAGACCAGCTCACCAATCCGGCTGGCATCGTGACCGGCATCGCATCGCTGTTGGCGGCTGCCTTCGGTGGCGCAGAAGGGGCCCAGGCGGCCGCAGGAGCGACGTCTGGTTACCTCCAGGGCGCAGCCCAAAATGTGCAGAACGAGCAAGCACGGCTCGACCAGGACGCCAAGGCGAAGCAGGAGGAGCTGGCAGACGCCCGCAACGCGCTGAACCTGGTGTACCAGGCCAATCCGGAGTCGTTTCTGGACGAGACTGGCAACATGATGGTGGATCCGGCCGTGCTGGGATATGCCATGACCGGCCTGCCAATCAGCATTGACCCCAGTACTCGACTCAAGCGCCGTGAGCGCACCGACGCCAAGGATGCACAGCTTGACGCTGCGTTCCAGGCATTTGCGCGCGCCACCGACAACGACGGACGTCGCGAGGCTATGGGTATCTGGAACCGTGTTGGCGGCTTTGAGTGGACCGACTCCGAAATGGACACCATGGCTGGGGCCGATTCACTACAGGGCTTCATGCAGAATATGCTGCCGTACGCGGATCTCGGCTCCCTGCTGGACGCTATGCTCCAGGTAGAAACGCTTGAAATCACGGACATGAGCGATGAGCGTCTGCGGCCCATCTTCCAGGGCATTGCTGCGCGATCCGCTGGCGCGGGCGGCCATGTGCCGGAGAAGTGGGAGACAGCCGGTACGCTGATCACGTCATGGGTGCTGGAGGACTACCCGGTCCGTAGCACGCTAACACCGCTGGAGCAGGCAGAGGGCGCGCTGGCCTCAGAGCCAGACTTGCTCATCGCCTACCAGAAGCAGTACGAAGATCAGTTGTACGATGGCTCCAGTTTGACTCTGAAAGAATACACGAAGCTGTATACGGACATGGTCGCCAAAGCAGCATCACAGTCTGGCGGCATCGAGGCTATGCTCAAGATTATCCCGCTAGACCGGTACGTCGAGCTCACGCGCAATAGCATAAATAAGAGCGTGAACGACCACCAGTTGATGACCGATGTCGATACTGCTACCCCAGTACTGGACCTGGTTGAGTATGCCCAGACATACGGAACTGCATGGGCAGGCCTGACTAAGGAACAGACTGAGGCTGTGTGGGCTGAGGCCGGTCGGCTGGTGAAGCTAACCGACAAGACGCCAGACCAGCTACAGGCCGCTATCGCAGAGTTTGTTGACAGCATGAAAATGCAGCCGGAGGAATAGCATGGACAAGCGCGATGTGATGGTCAAGAACCTCATGACCGCGGGTATTGATGAAGAGGCGGCTTACCGCAAGGCGTGGGGAATGTCCAAGGCGGAAGTGGAAGCGCTGCGTCCGTCGCTGGGCACCACCAGCCCTGCGGCCGAAGTCGACCCCATGCAGCAGGACCTGGGGAGGGTCTCCGCCGCGCGTGATATCGCCAGTGAGGCTGGCGTGGATACTGTTTCCGTATTCAATGAGGTGCCCGAGCGGCCCAAGGACAAGCTTGAAGGGCTTGAGCGCTTCTCGCACGACTACGGCAATATCAACAAGAAGCGCGCCGAGATCCGCGAGTCGGCTGCGCTGTTGCCGCTGGAGTTTGCGGACGATATGCGCCAGACCCGCCAGGAGTTGACTGGCATCGAGGGTTTCCTGGCCACGTACGGTGGGCGGCTGACTGGAACGATGTGGCCGCTGATCGCTCCCCAGCAGGTGCTGTTCGGCAAGCTGCGCGGCGAGTCCTGGGGTACCGCCGTCGCGCGCTTCAACCCCACCTGGATCGATCCGGCCACGCGCGAAGAGACGCACGGCTGGAACGAGTGGTGGGAGGCTACCAGTAATACCCTGCGCGACATCACGCGTAACCTGCGCGATCCTGCCGTACATGCCCAGGCGATGTCCGGACTGAGCTCCGGCGTGCCCGCCCCTAACCTGCTGGCTTTCCTCAAGGCACGCCCTGAAAGCATCGAGGAAGCGCAGAAGCGGGCGCAGATGTTCAGCGACAACGCGGTGGTGGGCACCGACCTATTGAAGGCGTGGCGTGCGGGCTACGGCGCGCTGGGCGGCATGGCGTTCTCGCGCGACGAATCCGAGCGCGGCATGGAGCTCATGGACTTCGTACTGCCAGCGCATCTCATCAGCGGGTCGGACCTTTCGGACGATCCCAGTGTGCTGGCGGGACAGCTCGACCAGATCGAGGGCTTCACGCAGCAGTATTACGACACCATCTTCAATGATCTGGGCCCGGCTGCTGCGGCGACCGCCAAGACCGTTGACGACGCTGTTGGCCTGGGCATGGACGTGTTCTTGGACCCCATCATCGGCATGGCCGACGTACCTGCTAATGCTCTCAACGTAGCCCGCCGCATAGCGCCAGCGTCGTCCAGCTCCAGGGTTCTCGGGGCCATTGCGCGGCGCACCGGTTCCAAGGCCGCGATTATCGACTACCTGGAGAGCGCGCAGCGCGCGTACGACGACGCGGTGAAGGCCGTCACCAAGGCCGACACTCCCGCCAATCGGCGCCGCATGCTCCAGATGAAGAGCCAGCGTGACCAGGCGGAAGCTATGGCGTCGCAGGCTCTCAAGGACCATCCGGTCGAGAGCATCATCGTTGACGCCATGGACGAGGCTGACGTCGGCATCTCCAGCAAGAATGCCGCGAACCAGGCCGACAAGATGGAAGTCGTGCCTCGCCAGGACGAGATGTATGCCGACTTCATTGACGCCCAGGCGTTTGACGAGCTCGGCACCAGCACCTCTGTGATGGAGAAGCGCAAGACGGCACTGCTGTCGGCCATGCGCCGCAACATCAACATTGGTGCGCGCAAGAATCTGCCCGAGGATTTGCTGCGCCAGTGGGAGCGGACTTACGAGTTTGTGTTGAACGCTGACCCCGAGAACATTCCTACTGTAGTAAGCCGGTTCACTGGCAAGCGGATGGTCACAGAAGGCCCCGAGTTGCTGGTCGACACGCCGGTTGACTTCGACCACGCCACCCGCGCGCTACTGATCGACGAAGAGGGACAGTCCATCCTGCACGTCGGCCACTGGGATGAGTCCATGGAAGCCGAGCGCCTGGCGTACGGCCCCGAGGACGCAGAGTGGTGGGCGACGTCGGCGCAGGACATTATCAACGGCCGCCCCATCGACGAGATTCTGGCCCCCGCGGATATGGGAGTCGCCAAGTTCCAGACGGCATGGGCTATGCGCCCCAAGGGCGTGACCATGGAGGGAACCATCGACCTCCAGGCCCTCAACCGCACAGCTAGGCGCCAGGCCAAGGCAGCCAACAAGGCGCGCAAGGGTCGAATTCACGAGCTGGAGCGCAAGACCACCGGTTACGGGCTTGACTCCAACGGCCAGTTGGTTGGCACCGGACGCAAGGGGAAGGGCAAGTACCAGCCCGGTCCGTACGAGCGCCGCGGTGTGGACCCCGAGGCCGTCAAGGATGTGGCGTTCGAGCGTCGCAAGGGCGTGTTCCTGGCGAACAAGTTCCGTCGGTCGGTCGAGGCCGATATCCGCGCTGACCTGCGAGAGCTGGCAGACTTGCGGGCGATGGACGATATCGAAGCTGCGAAGTTTGACTGGACAGCGGCGGGCGGCAACCCGCTCAAGACCAATGTCGAGGCTGCGCAGTGGAACCGAACAGTGCGCGAGATTGCTGGCGACGTGCTGGCGCGGGGGCTGTACCCCGAGAGCTGGTCGGCGCTGACCACCAAGGGCATCTTTGCCCAGGTGCTGTTCCCGTTCCGCGAACCGGCGCGCGCGCTACAATCCACCTACCCGGAGATGTGGGGCCGCATCCAGAGCGGACTGCGTGCGAAGGACGTGGAGTTCAAGCGCATCACGGCCAGCTTCCGCCAGGCCCTCGAAGAGTCCGGCACCTACCGCCTCAAGAAGGACGGTTCGCTGGAGATGGTGGATCTGGAGCTGAACGACGCGATGTATGCTGTGCTCAACACGGCAGAGGACGCGCCGGAGTATATGACGCTGGTGAATGCGCTGCCCGAGAGTGCGCGCAATGCCGTGCGCCGATACCGCCAGACTCTGGACTTCTACGCCCAGAAGCAGGGCATCTACGAAACTGACAAGTACATCGAGGGATATGTCCATTGGATGATGGACCCCCACAACAACCCTGGCTTCATCCAGGAAGTTCGGAATAACCCGTCGTTGCGCGTGCGCGCCCGTCATCTGATGGAGCGCGGCGGCGACGGCAACCCGGCATATACCCAGGATCTTGGTGCTATCGCTGAAATGTACGCGGCGGGCATGTCGCGCAAGATGCACCTGGAGCCGCTGTTGATGGATATGGACAGCATGGCCCGCGAGTTTGCGGCGCTCAATCCCAACCACAAGAGTTGGATCATGGGCGAGACGAAGCGCATCAACTCGCTGCTCAAGGGTGAGCCCTCTAAGTGGGGGTCTGCGTTTGACAGCTTTGCCATGAATATCACCGATGGTCTGCGGCGCACTGGCCTGCCCGGACTGCGCGACATCACGTACAAGCCCAACACTGCGGGCCGCGCTGTGATGGGTGTGACGTCCTCGGCATACGCTGCCCAGCTTACGGCTACGCCGCACTACTTCCCCATGGCGTTCTCCACGTCGATGGCCACGACGGCTGGCGAGAGTGGGCTGCTCAGCACGCTGCACCATGCATCGATCATGTCGACGGCCGAAGGCCAGGCATTGGCACGCGCGGCAGGCACTACCAAGCAGTACGCCAAGATCATGGAGGACGGTGCGTTCAGAAAGCTGAACGACGCCCTATCTAATGTTGGGCTTGGGTATCCGTCCGTCAACCAGACTGAGGCGTACATTCGCGGAGTCGGATTCCACGCGGCGGCACACCGGTTGGCGCGCGCGCAGGGCTTTGCTAATGTTCAGGACGCTTTCCTGAACGGACGCGGCAATGCTATCCTGGCCGAGGCGATTCGGTACACAGAGGAAATTAACCACATGTTCGGCGTGCTCGGCAAGCCGACCATGATTTCCACGCTGTCCAGGTCTCTTGGTGCAGGCGCCACGCAGTTCTTGTCGTTCATTCCCAAGCAGACTGAGGCCCTGCTGGCGATGAGTCTTAAGAACCCCGGCTACTTCCATCGTTACATGATGATCAGCGGCTGGATCCAGCGTGTTGCTGCCACTGAGTTTGGCATCGACATGAGCAGCTACGTCGGACTTGGCTACGCGCCGAAGCGGCTGTCTGACGCCAGGTCCATGGGCGTGGAGCTGCTGGGTGTCAGCGCTAACTACATGGCCGAGCTTGCTAACTCGACAATGGGGTACGGCGATCCGCAGCGCCTGCACGAAGCTGGTGTAAAGCTCAATGAAACTGTTGAGCAATTCCTGCCGTTGACGCGCACCATTGGCCAGCGCATCCACGCCACGCGCGCGGCCGTGATGGCTCTGATGGAGGGCAACAACGAGGAATACCGGTCGGCCATGGAGCTGGTGAACAAGTACGACCGCAACGGAGATCTCCAGCGCCAGTACAACTTCACGCTACCGGATCCCAACGACATGGAGCAGAGCATGGGCACGGATCTGTTCGCAGCCGTGACCGGCCTCAAGTCCATGAACGACAGCATCGCGCAGGAGAAGCGCCAATACAAGCGCGACCTGGAGAATGCGCGCGCCTCTGCCGTGCTCCAGGCTTCGGTGCGCATCCGTAAGGCCCTCAACGCTGGGGACCAGGACGCGTTCAGCGATGCAGTCCAGACGCTGGCGGACAACGGTATTCGACTGGACGTCGGCAACGTTGCCAGAGCCGAACTTCAGGCGCAGTTGATTGAGGAAGAGCTGCGCACCATTATGGCACTACCCGCGGACCAACGCGGCGCATACATCGAAAAGATTGGACTTGACAATGAAGTCGATTAAGCTCAACACCGACCTGTACCGCACGTTGGTTCTCACCTTCCTGGCTGGCCTGGCCGCAGTTACTGTGGCCCTGGCCAACAGGGACGTGTATAGCAAGCAGGAAGTGGACCAGCGTATTGAGTCTACCGAGCTCATTACGGACGTCAAGTACCGATCCTTGAAGGAAGATGTCGCAGAGATCCGCGACGACGTTAAGTGGATCATCCAGAATATGGGAGGCAGGCACAATGCTGAAACCGGATCGAGTGGTGATTCACCACAGTAAGACCAAGGACGGCCACACAGTGTCCTGGCCAGCCATTCACGCATATCACGTCAACGAGAAAGGGTGGTCCGATATTGGCTACCACGCAGGCATCGAAGACGTGGGCGGCCGGTTCGTCTGCATGTTTGGACGGCCCGATGTACAGCCCGGCGCGCATTGCTATGGCCAGAACCGGCGGTCGCTTGGATTCTGCTTCATCGGTGACTTTGACGCGGCTCCTCCTGGTCGACTACGACTTGTCACGGCATGCCGGAGAGTACTGGCTCCGTGGCTACTTCGACATGGACTAGGCGTGGACGCGCTGGTGCCACACCGCCAGTACGCCAACAAGTCCTGCCCCGGCAGCAAGTTCGATATGGACGAACTGCGCCAGATTTGCGCGGAGGTGATGGATGAGCTACGATAACCAGACTCCCATCAATACGCCGGTGGTCATAGTCGAGTGGCTGGACATCACATCCGGCAGCGAACTCACGCGCCGCTGGTCTATAGGCTGGCTTCTGTCTCGTGCGCACAACAGCGAGGGCCGATGTTGCGTCCTGCTTGCGGGCACCTGGGATGAAGACGGCGGATGGGCGGACTTTGAAACCTTCAAGCTGTCAGACGTCGACTACATAGAATACGTCGGAAAAGAGTAAACATGGCCGCAACCAAACGCAGACGTGTACTGGGACCAGGACCCAAGCGCGAACGCAAGTTGATCAAGCATGATCGCGCCAAGGCGCGCGTGCGCGATCTCGTGCGGCGCGGCTACCGGCTCAAGTACGACAACGCCAGCATGACGTACAAAGATGCCGTGCGCAAGCAGAAGGGCAAGAAGTAATGCCCAAGAAGCTAAGCAAGCTGCGCAGGTGGCAGATCAAGGTGGGCGTGAAACGCGACGCCGCTGCTGCGCGCGCAGGAAAGAAGCCCGGTGACCTTACCGCCTGGGATCGCATGTTCGCCAAGGCCAAGCCGAAGCGCGCTACTGCCAGTACGCGCCGCACGCAGGCATATGCCAAGTCGAAACCGAGGTACCGCTAATGTGGGATTTCCTGAAACGGATCGGATACAGCACGACCGGCTTCAAGGCGCTGTTTGTTGTGGCCTGCATCGCGGTGCTGATGCTGCACAACTTCACGCCAGAGAACGCCATGGTCTTCGAGCGCCTGATCGAGTTCGTGCTGGGCGCCAAGGCTGTTCAGTATATTGCTAAGGCATATGCAGATAGCAAGAAGGGAGGCAGTGATGGCTAAGCGCTATCCCGCCAAACGCGTCGCACAGGCGCGCAAGAAGATTCAGAAGCTGGTGGACAAGGGCTACCGGCTCAACCCGAATACTGCCAGCGACGCGTATCACAACGCGGTGATCGGCAGTAAGAAGACCTCGCGCCGAGAAAAGCAGCGTTCTGCTACTGCCCAGGCAGGCAGCAAGCGTGCGAATAAGTCTGGGCGCTATCGCTAGGAGATAGTATGGGCGAGAACTACCTGATCGGCGCAGCGATCGGCATTGTGCTGTTCCTGGCTGGCGTGTTCGCTAAGGACAAGTACGTCCAGCGCAAGCAGGTGAGGGAACAGGTGCAAGCCGCCCAGGAAGACGAAATGAAGGGAGCGGAGCATGCCCGCGAGAAGTACGAGGAGCGCATCAAGGCGGCAGAGCTTTCGGCCAAGCTGGAGGTGGGTACTCGTCCTCGCACTGGCGATGCTGGCGCTGATCTTTCCGATCGTCTCCAGCGCCACGCCGAGTTCATCCGACGACGCGACGCCCGCAAGCGCGCACGCCGACAGTCTGATGGCCGAGGCCGTTAACGCCCTGGACGAGAAAGACCAAATCATTCTAGAACTGGAAGGTGAGCTGGAGGCCCAGCGCGCCTACTACATCGAGCTGCTGGAGCTCAAGGACCAACGCATCCTGATACTGGAGCGCACCGTCGAGGACGCGCTCGGCAGCCCAACCAAAGACTTCCTAGACAAGCTCCTGTGGGGCCTGGCCGGATTCGGCGCAGGTCGCCTGAGCGAGGAATAGGCAAAAAGAAACCCCCGCCGGATGTATTCCAGCGGGGGTATTTTTGTGTCTACCGACGAATGTCGCCGGGCGTGTCTTGCATGTCCAGTGTGTCAACGCGGGTAGGAAACCATGGACTCCACCTGGAGTACGGCCCGCAGCCTGCGTCGTTGCAGCCCCGGACACGGGCGCGCAGTCGGAGGTCAGCCGGAACTCTCACCCGTATCTTGGTCCGATCCGTCACCACTGTCTGCCCCGTGCTCAGGACTAGCTCGTACAACTCGACGGCCCCGCCCTCCATAGGGGCCCTCCATGTACACGTCACTGTCAGCGAGTCGACGGGTGATGTTGGTCCACTCATATCGTCTTCGATAGGGTCGGAGTGGATCGGAATGTCTGCGGTGCAGCTCACTAACAGCAGCACAGCGGCCAATATCACTGCCCATCGCATTCGTCCTCCACGTCGCCGTCCGCATACGTGATGTAGATGTCGCTGATGTGGAACAGCTCCACGTCAGCCTTCTCGCCAGTCGGCAGATTAATGGTGAAGTGAATCGGACTGTACTTGGTATACATTACGCGGTCACCTACCTGGATGTCCTCGTTGTCATCCACCCCACCACCAACAGCTACAATCGTACCGCGCGGCTCCTTCCGCTGAGCCTCGGGCGCTAGAATGATGCTGCCGATCTTCTCCTCGGACGGGTCGCGCACCACAGCGACACGTTCGCCGCGCACCATCAACCTGCCGACCATGAACGTGGCGATTACGTCTGCCACGAAACGTGCGTGTTCCTTAGTCATCAGCTCTCCAATCTAGCACCATAGTGTTGGCCACCAGGCGCGTTGCATTCAAATCGTGCTGGCGCACTGGTGCGCTCATGGCGTGCGCCCAAGCGTCGGCCAGCGTGTGGGCCTGATCAAAGTTGCGCAGCACACCGTCTGCCTTCCAGTTAGACCACGGCGAGTTAGCCACCATCTGCGGCTTCTCGGCCTTGCCGTTACCCGTTAGCAACTTCTTGGACGTACTGGGGTTGACTTCTGTAATCCAACTACGGCTACACAGGCTGGGCACCAGCATCACCAGCCCCGTCTCAACCTCTTGCAACAGCCGCAGTTGCAGCATGAGGGTGGCCGGGTTGCGCTTGTACACTGGAGTCTCAATGGCAATCTCCAGCTCGTCTATGCTGTAGTCGTCAATCCACTGCATGACGCAGTTCACTAGCGTTGTCGCCAGACTTTGCGCGCGCACGTTGTCGAATGTAGTGCGGCCAGTCCCTAGTTGGTGCAGCTCCCAGGCTACCGGGTCGCTGGGGCCGCGACACAGTACAGCCCCTGACATCGTGAATCCCAAATCAAGACCGATCCTCCAAGTTGCGTTGTTGGCCATAACGAGCCCTATCCCGTCGTTTCATGCAAGTAATACAATCTCGACCCCCATTCGGTCGTAGGTATGTATTTTCAGGCGTAAACTTGTGTCCGTGTTTACAGTGAGTTTTCTTTGCGTTGGTCGCAGTTATGCTGGAGCTATTTTCAAGTACATTCTGAGCAGGCGTTACTAGTCGCAGATGATCTGTGTTTACACAAGCTCGATTGCGACACACATGGTCCACGTGCATTCCCTCTGGGATAGGACCGTACCGCTGCTCCCAGGCCCAGCGATGTGCTTTGACAACTTTTTGCCCATCGCAAAAATTGCCGTAGCCTTTTTGGTTACGTGCGCCAATCCACTCTTGACAACCAGAGTCTTGAGACCTAACTTTCTTCGCAAACAGCAGTTGTCGTGTCGTCATGTCCGCCTCCGGTGTCTTTTATAATCATGCGGTCAAGATCCGAATACAAAGGAACTTGCGGCCGCGCCGTTCCCTCCCTCTGCTTGATGACGTTTACTCGCATCAAGCTCTCTTGTTTATCCTGCGGTGTCTGGTTTAGGCCCAGGATAATATCAGCTATTTTCACCATATCCCAGCACTCCGACACGTCCTTTTCTGAGATCAACCAGTTATCGCTGCCTGCACGATTCACCTGCCAGGCAGTGACAATTGGTATTTGCAGCTCTACTGCCAACGCGCGCATGTCTTGCACCACTCTGGCGTAGTTGTGTCGTTCCGAATTACGATTGAATGCGGCGGGGCGGACTAGCTCCAGATAATCAACCATGAGGAGATCGACTTCCTGGCCATTCTTGCGCATGCGGCGCACAAGTGCGCCGATGTCGTCAGTTGTGATGCCCTTGTATGACCAGTCCTTAATCCACAACTCGCCCGCCAACTGTTTGCGCGCAGACCGAACCGCCGACCGCGCAGTGACCAACTCCTCCGACGTGAGTCCAGTCAAGCACTGGTCAATGCGTCGCACGCATTTGCCGCCGCTAATTTCCAAAGTGACGCCCAGCACGTTCAAACCAGATTGCGCTGCCGACGTTGCTACCTTCCACAGATAAGAAGTTTTGCCGCGCGCAGGACCAGCCATAAACACCAATAGCTCCCCCGCAGCAACCCCACCATGTAATACGCCATCCAGCTTATCTGATAGGCCCAGGCTACAAACAGATACTCTTTCGTCACCCGGTCCGACATCAGCTCCTGAATAGGAAAGGACGTGCGCGTCAACCATGTTTCCTGCGTCCACGGCTCTTTCCAGTATATTCGCAGCATGGTGGACATCGAAGTCATCTTCGTCGGCATGATTCGAGATATACCACGCAGTCTTGTACGCAATCTCTCGCTCCACGAACTTTCGCACATAGCGCTCCAGCGCTTCCTGGGGTATGGGTTCAAGTGTGTCCATGAGGTCCACGACGTCCAGCAGCTCCTCGGCCCGGTCAGGGCGGTTGCAGTATGCCGCTTGAATGTCCAGACGCAACATGTTGATTGTCAGGTTGTCGTCAACGTGCTGGTGCAGTTCGCGCAAATGCCCGTAGATGGCCTGCACCGTCGAGTTTGTGAACACGTCCTCGGTCAGTACGTCAGCGTAGTGGTGCCACGTGCTCTTGCGGCACAACGCAACTAGAATATTATACAGAAGCAAGTCCATTGTGCTCTCCCTGGACTAGTGCCCGCCGTACAGTTGCGCGAACATGTCCGCATTGGCCTCGTCAAGTTGGTCAGCCAGGAAGCAAACGTCCCTGCACAGATGCACCAAGTATCCATCCAGCTCTTCACCGTGCTCGTTCAGATAGTTGAGCAAGTCTCGGATCTCTGGGCGGTTGTGCATTATCGTCCTCCCGCAAATAGGGTGTACTGCGGACGGTTGCGCAGGCATTGCCAGATGGGATACAGCAGCGATTCCAGGTCGCCATACTCCACGTCCAGCTCCAGTGCGAAATAATCGAACGTGTCCAGATCCGTTTCGCTAACATCTGCGTCAACCGCCATTGGGTTGTCCACAGTGTTAATGCGCACCAGCATAGAGTTCTCTTCGGTCAGCAGATACATGGCTTCGTTAGTGAATCGCAGATCATCCACGATGACAACGGCACCGGACGGCAAGTTTCGCGCCCAAGCGCGCACCCAATAGTTGGGATCACCCTCGCGCCGCAACTGGCCCCAGGTCTGGAGCATGCGCCGCACCAACGGAGGAGTAGGCTTCTGGTGCCAGTCGACCTTTGGGAACGCGTTGGCGCACTCGCGCCGCAGCTCGGAGGCAAAGCTTGTCGTGACTACTGGAATGTGCGCGCCACGATCTGCCATGTGGTCTTCAATGTAGCGCTTAAGCATGCGCGCCAGCGTGCTTTTGCCTGCCCCCGCCTTGCCGCTTAGCGCAATGATAATGTTGTTGCTGGTGTCACCATCATACATTATCGGTCCTCCCAACGACGCAGCTCACGATCATGGATGGCGTCCAACCTCGTCAGCACGTGCTCCCAAGGCACATCCAATCCGGCACCGATGCCGCGATCATCGACATACGCCAGCGACAGGCGCTTGCCGAAGTTCCCGATGTCAATGTCGTCGAACGGCATAGCGTTCCGCCGCATCCAGTTCTCCATCTCCCGCGCCATCTCGCGCCGTTCGGGCAGCGTGCGATACTGCGGGCTGAGTCGGCTCGACCACAGCACAATGTCCAGCCCGCGGTCCTTCACTGCTTGCAGGAAATCGCGGGCGCCAGCGATCGGCGGTCCCATGCGTGGATACTGGAAGTCGGCAATGGTGCCGTCGAAGTCTACCAGCACGATATTGCCAGCAGATCGGTACATCTGCATACGCTGGCCGTGTGTTAGTTTGCTATTCATCGGTAGTTACCTCCAGCTCGGGACTGTCGGAGTGTAGCACCCACCTGTCTGCATTCCAGCTATAGACGCGACCAGAATGTGATAGTGCCAGGAGCTCAATCGCAGTGGCGCGGCCCCATTCGCTTTCATATTCGTACTCGAACGAGTGCAATTGCACGATCTTATCCTGCATCTTCGCCCTCCAGCTTCCAGGGGTACAGCACCGCAGGCTCCAGGCCCTGCTGGCGACGCTGGATGGCGTCGTGGCAACAGTGCGAGAAGGCGCACCAGTCGCACGCCTGGGAACCGGGGAGCTCGGCGGGCCGCAGCGCCGCCTGCTTCTTCACTGCACGCTGGATGCGGTACAGCTTGGGCAAGATCGTGTCGTTCCAGAGCTCGTCGTCCCTGGGCAGCCACAGTCCGCCCACAATCTCCATGCCGTCGCGGTTCGGGTGGATACCCATCCGACACTCGCTGCGGTCGTAGATCACCAGCCAAGCCCAGGGCTTGTCGAAGATCTGCATGTTGGCCTGGCACTGCCAGAGGTAGGACAGATGGTGCTTCTCGATGTGCTGGAGCAAGCGGTCGGCCCCACCAGAATCATACGCCTGCACCATTCGCTTGTACTTCCAGTACCCGACCGACTTGCCCTCGAACACGGCGTCCTTGCCATCGTGGTCGATGAGTCCGTCCAGGCGGCAGGCCACCTTGATCGTCTCATCCTTGAACTCGAACTCCCCGACGTGGGACTTGGTTTCCACCTGTCCCGTGTCGTTGAACTCGATGCCGCCGATCTCGTATCCCTCGTCCTTGAGTGCCTGGCGCAGGATGTCATGCGCGGCGTCCCCGCCGTCACCGTAGTCCTGGCCACGGGCAGTGCGCGGCTGGGGCCGCTCTCCCATCAGGCGGTGGAAGATCTGGCGCGGGCAGGACGTGAGCTCACTGGCCCGGAAGCGCAGCGACGGCTTGTAGTAGTCGGCCGCACACGCCTGCTTGATCATTCGCTCGGTTCGTTTCAGATAGACATCACCGATTGGATCTCTCATGGTTCCTCCAGTTGGGGCGGGCCGAAACCCGCCCCTATTCGTAACGCTACCGCCGAGGGTCCAGCGCGTCCATCGCCATAGCAATGCCCGCCAATACTCCTGCCTGATAGCGAATGGTTTCTATCGTGTCCTTTGCCGCCGAGCGTGTCACCATCTCCAGCGACATCTCGTGCAGCTTGGCCAACGCCGCGCGTGCTTCCTGGCCTCCTGGGCTGGACAGCAGCGCCTTGGTGTCGTCAGACAGGTGCAGCTCGTTAGGCAATGGGGACCTCCTTGTCGATGACCTCCCAGTCGAGAGCGTCCCCGTAGGTGCGAATCATCGCCTCGCGCATCTCGGCCGCAGTCATGATGCGAGGATCAACCTTCTCCATCACGTCAACGAACACCTTGTTGTGCCAGTCCGGCACCAGGTCGTCCAGCTTAGACACCTTGTTGCCACACGACACGCTGTAGCGGGTGTCCTTGAAGCTGGTGCCCTTGCGCGTCACGATGAGATCGAAGCCCTCGTCAGGATCGCAGAAGTACGCCGAGTCCAGCGCATCCAACTCGTCCAGTCGGTCGTTTACCTGGTCCGCAGCACCCTTCGAGAAGCCGCACAGGAACGGGCCGTCGTACTTCTCGCCATCCCAGACAAACGCCTGGACGTGCCACTTGCTACTGGGCTTGATCTTGGCCGCAATCTTCTCGTCGCCAGGATCGCCGGTGGAGTTGAGGTAGTTCACCAGGCGGCAGATCCAGCAGTCACCATCACCGTGCTCGACCATGCAGGCCGGGGCAATCCCATAACCCTCCGAGCTCTCGAAGTTGTAATGATTGGTGGCCTTCACGAAGATCATGCCGTCCTCGTTCATGGGCGGCACGACCCGCAGACGGTGCACGCCCTCACCGAAGTTAAAGAAGACAGTCTTCTTCTTGAGAGCATTTTTATTAGCGGCGCGGTTAACTTTGTAGGTGCGGGGCTTACGCAGTCCAGCCATGTGTTGTTCTCCTGTTCATTAGGTTGAAAGTAGTAGTGGGGTACTCCCCTCTACTATTATTATACCAGTTTTTCTGGCAGTTGTCAAGCGACAAGTTGCATGTCGCCCCAGTTTTTTCCGATCTCCACGTCACTCACCAGTGGCATGTCAAATCCAGTAACGCCCCAGCGTTCCAGATCAGGGTTAGTCATATTGTTGCGCACCAGCGCGCAGACCGCCTCTTCCTCCCCAGGATAAGTGTCGACGATAACACTGTCGTGCACCTGCAACACCAACTGGGACTGGAGCGCGGCACGGCGCATGGCCTCCTCCAGGCCGATCATCGCAGCGTAGGTGATGCACGCTGCTGGGTTCTGCACGCACATGTTCCAAGCCTGGCGTTGAATCCGCCAGCCGGGCCACGTGTCCCAGTCGTCCGGTGCGATGAAGCGGCGCCGGAATCCGAACGGCGTCTCGACGAAGTGGTCGCGCTGCACCCTGGAGTGGATGCGCTTGATGTAGTTGTCCAGTCCACTGAACGTGGCAAAGTAGCCGTCGATAAGCGCCTGCGCCGCATCCTTGCTGATGCCCAACTGGGCAGCCAGCGTGCGGGAGCCGCCACCGTACATCAACAGGAACGTGGTCCGCTTGATGTGCTGCCGCTCCAGCGGCGTCACCTTGTCGACCGGCTTGTCGTAGACGATGCTGGCCATGCGATAGTGCAGGTCCTCGCCGGATGCGATGGCGTCGATCATCTTCTGGTCCTGGCTGAGCCACGCCGCCACGCGTACCTCGGCCTGCCCCAGGTCACCCTCGATGATGGAGCCGCCTGCGAACCGGCTGATGTACTGGCGCTTGATGTTGAGCTCCAGCGGAATAGCATGGTCGTCCTCGGCGTCCGGCTTTTTCGGGATGTTCTGGTTGTTCGGTGCCTGCGACGACAGGCGGTTCGTCTCCACCACGTCGGAGCGGTAACTGGTGTGCACGTAGGTAAGCCCGTCAGGGTGATCCACCATGTGCTTCTCGGCCAGTCCCGTCACATAGGTTCCGTGCAGCTTGGACAGCCTGCGGAACATGAGAATATCCTCGATCACTGGATGCTTGTGCGACTCTCGCTCCAGGATTGCCTTTTGCGTGGAGAAGGACTCGTCGTCGTCGTCCGGCAGCTTGTAGTACTTGCCAGCAAACAGCCTGGACGTGTGATGCTTCTTGAGCACCAGGTTGATGTCAGGCACGTTCTCATGCAGGGCGTCTACTAGCTGCTTGGGGGACGCTGGGTTGATTGGTCCGAGCTGGTCACAGATGGCGGCTCGTACCGACGCAAGCTCTTCTTGGAATCGCTGGTCGAGTTCGCCGTTCGTCTCCCGGCTGACGCAAGCTCCTCTTGCTTCCATGGATCCAAGTACGGGATAGAGTCCTCGCATGAGGGCGTGCGCCTTGCCGAGTCCTGCCCCGTCAATAATGACCTTCTGGCCCTGGGCAGCGGCAATTGATGCTTCACCGTCGGCGCCAGCGTAGTCATACTGTTCGTCATCAGCGACGTGCTCCCATCCACCTCTAGCGGCCACGAGTGCTCGATGTCCCTTACTGTAATCGGCCAGCCTGGGCAGGTATCGGAAGGTGAGGGACTTGAGGTCTTTGAGTGGGTCTGTCTCGTCGATGATATGCTCGGCAGTAGACGTATCCCACATGTTAACCACGTCATACCCGAATCGCTGCATCCACTTGAAGTCGAACTTGATGTTGCTACCGCACTTAACCAGATCAGGCCGCCGCAGAAGCTCGTCGAGCCAGGCCGGGATCGTGCTATCCGGCGGCAACTGGACCACCCATGCGCGCCCAGGTTTGTCAGATACAACAGCCATGCGTATCCGAGCGTCGGGATGCCACGGATCCAGTCCGGGATAGGTTTCGAGATCAAACCCAAGGAACGCGCCACTGTCCAAGCCATGCAGAGGGGCAGGACAACTGCTCCACTCAGGAGTATTAGGTGATAGAACTTCATAGTCACCCCATGCTGTTTCCACGTGCCCGTTCATGGCAGCCTGGAGATCCATGAGCAACCACTTGCGCAACCCGTGCTTGGCCTTGGTGTACTCCAGCGAGTGCGTGGCGATGGCTGGGATGTCCAGTCCCTCGAAGCGCATGTTGGTGCGCTGATTGTTGGCCACGCTGTCATTGCCCTTGTTCGTGGCGCAGGACACGGCGGTCGCCCCGAAACACAGGATCCAGTCTGGATCAAACTCCTCGATCTCCTGCATCACGCGGTTGCGCTGCCCCCGAATAGACTCCGGATCGGCAGGCTTGTTCTTGGTCACACGACCAATGCGAATCTTGTCTGGCTTTCCAGCATGCGCCTCGTGTGTGCTGACGAACACCACCTGGGCATCGACGCCAGCCTTGTCGGCCAGCTCGGACAGGATGTCCTCTGACTCAGGATCGAGCGAAGGACCACCCGCCAGCACCAGCTCTGACAGTGCAGGCACAAGAAACACCACGCGCGGTTCACTCATTACGGCCTCCCAGCATTGTGCAGGTACGGTGGCAGAGGCTGCTTGTCGTAGTTGTGCATGTACGTCCAGGCCGACACGGGATCCTGGAACGTGGCCAGGTGGCGATCGGGTCCAGGACGCCGGTCTTCCATCACCACATAAACATGACCGAACGGCTTGTTGTTCTTGTCATGCGAGATTCCTTGCGCCTCCACGTAGTAACCTTGCGTCTTCGCAAACAGTCCACATCCCGTGAAGATCACAACGAGTACTGCTGCCACGCAAAGGATGTTCAGGCACCAGCCCACCACAATACGAGTGTTTCTATCCACAATACTTCTCCTGGTTGAAGTAGCACACGCCATCATGAATCAGCGTCTGCGACACGTCAAACTTGTCGTCCTCGTACAGATCCACCCAACCAAACCCCTGCTGCCAATTCTCGGCGGCAGTGTTGCTGGGTACTCGTCCGTCGATGTGGGCCAGGGTGCCCATACAGTAGGCCCCATAGACCACCGGACCCCGGCGACGATGCGTCGTAGTGTGCGCCTGCTCCAGGCGGTGAGCATGGCCGAAGATGCTGGAGCACGTGGCTCCGATCAGACTGTTGGCCACCGTCATGCCGCTGCGGGCAGCGAGTGCCTGGGCATGGGTGCAGCGCAGATTGTCATTGAGCCACACGGTGCCGCGCGGGTAGTCTTCTACCCACTCAACGCCGAGCTTGTCCAGTTGCAGCATGTGCGGCACGCTCATGATCGGAGCATCGTCCGGGCAGTTGGCCTGCGTCACTCCGCACGCAGCGTTGAGATTGGACACCAGTGCGTCGGGCAGCCGCTTCTCATGATTGCCCTCCAGATAGTAGACCTTGCCAGTGTACTCCCGCCACGAGGCGATCCAACTGGCCAGGTAGTTGAGGGAGGCTTGCGTGGTCTGCGCCAGGTCGGGCGTGACCAAGTACTTGCTGCTCCATTCGGCCAGGTCCAGGTTGTCGCCCAGCATGACCACGATGTCAGGCTGGTAGTCCTGGATGATCTGGGCCACGATGGCACAGGCGCGCTCGTCGTGCAGCGGCTTCAAGTGTCCGTTGCCCAGCTTGCGATAGCCGACGTGCATGTCCGGCACAATCAGCACTGTGCGCGGACCAGCAGGCCCGCTTACCACATCCAGCTTGAGGTCGGGTGCCTGCACCGGCTGCACCACCGGCCATCTCACATCCAACACGCGCCGCTTGAACGTACTCCACTGTTGGATTACTCCGGCCCGTTCACTGACAGTGGTCTTGCTGACCTCCCATGTGGCCGGGTCTCGTCCGTATCGCTGCAACAGCTCGGCGTCTGTTAGCGCACGGCTCAGTCCTGTCGTCTGTTTGCTGTCAGCCATAGATAATACTCCTTAACTCGTGTGGATCTGTGTCCGCCGGATCTGTGCCTGGCGGCAACGTCTTGATGGTGACTGCGCGGAACAGTGACAACTGCGTGCGCAACTTGAGCGCCGCACCCTGGGCATCGCTGTCCAGCATGACTGTGATAGCGCCGGTTGCCAGGCGCATAAGGTCAGGTACAAGGTATCTAGGCATAGACTTGCCGCCAAGCGCCACGACACCGGTGTCCTCGTCTACCACATGTTGCACCGCCATCGCATCGAACACGCCCTCCACCAGCACCACATGCTTGGCTGGCTGCCACCTGGGCAGCACGTATAGGGGATGTCGCCCGTGCGCCGCCTTGTACTTAGGGCCTTTGTCGTTCGGCAGGTACGTTCGGCTATTCCAGTAGATAAGACGTCCTGCTGGCCCGAAGTAAGGCACCAGCACGCGCGCCTCGTCCTTCATCTCCCAGAACTTGTCCAAACTATGCGCGAAGCCGCGTCCGACCAGGTAACGCTGGGCGGCGTTGCTGAGCTTCGTGAACGGCGGCATTTCAATCTCGGGCCAGAACGTCTCTGTCTTGCCGGGGTCGCGTAGCTTCTCCCGAAGTGCGGCGCCCGGATCAGACGGCAGGCCCACGTCAACACACCCGCCGCCGCCGTGACTACCGGCATGGCAGAACCACTTGCCGGTCTGGGGATTGACGTACAGCTTCCACGATTGCGACCCGCACACTGGGCAATTTTTGTAGCAGAGTTGGTTGCCACTGGCGCGGCTTGGTCCGGTGAAATCTCTTAGTGTGCGCGGGTGGCTGGTCATGTTAATCCTCCTTGGGCCGCGGATCGTCAACGCGGTTGACCGCACGATTCAGAATTGCCGCGATTGAATCCGGACTAACATGCAGCACGTGGGTAATAACTTTCGCATCCTGCGATGTCAGTGCGGCGACTTCCGCTTCTGATTTTCGTGCGTGGTATGTGACGCCGTATGACTTGCCTTCTACGGAATAGTAGACAACCTCAATTCTGTCCACGATCACTCCTCCTCTGGTTCCTGGGGTGCTAGGTCTAGTTCATCTACGAGATATTCGTCGTAGATTTCCATGCACAACTCTATGAAGCCACCCAAGTCAATGACCCCGGTGGCCCACAGCTTCAGAGCGTGCAGGGTATTACGTGCATCCCACGCTGTTGGTTGGCTGGGCATGGCTACATCATCCCGCCCGGACCACCAGCACCCAGCGCGTTCAGCAACATGGCCGCAGTAGTCTCGGCTTGGATGCGGGTAGTGACTCCGGCATGTGCTCGATGCAGCAGCATCTCCATGTCAGTGAGCGACGGGTTGCCATCAACCTCAACCGCCAGGGTGCCGTCACTGCGCTGCACCAGGCGGACGGAAAACAGCTCGTCTACCGGCTGGTCCTGGGCATCGGGCTCGGGAGTGGGATCGGGATTCTGCTTGGGAGTGTCGTCCTCGCGGTCGAACATGCTGGTGTTGTCGATGATATTATCCATTGGTATCCTCTTTCGTCAGGGCCAAGGCGTCACGCAATAGCTTGGCTTCTTCGGGATTGTCCAGCAACAACTGAATCAGAGGCAACGCTGCCCGCAGATTAGAAACATGTGCCGGACTTTCTGCTGGAATCGCATCAGCACTGGTGATACGACCCCCAACTAATGCAAGTTGATAGCACAGGCCGTCAACGCTGGCGTAGTAGTTTAGCTGCCCCATTACGTCACCTCTACATCAATGAATACGGTTTCCTGGGGAGAAAATCGAACCGGAACACGCGGTCCTCGTCTGGGGTAGTGGTAAGCAAGCACCCCGTCACAGTTGAACGCAGGATGCTTCGTCATCTCAGCTTCATCACAAGTAACGTAGATGTTACAATGGTGATAGAACTTCTGCTTGTCTTCCAGAGTAGTCACCCGTGTTGCTTTCAACATTACTCAACCTCCAGGTCAAAGTGTTCAATGCGAAAAGAAGCTTCCACATTATCAGCACGATCCCACAGAACATAGAGAACACTTGCTTGTCCTGGACAAACAAATTCTCTAATACAACTACGTTCCATGTAGAGTCGATCATCGTAGTCTAGATCAAACTCTTCCATGTCCATAGCATTTGTTCTATGTTCTTGAATAATACTCATATCTA